TCAGCCACGGGTCTGCAGGCGGCGTCCGATCTGGACGCGTACATCGTTCAATATGTCAGTTACGTGAGAGATCGCCGAACGCATCTCGGCCTGAAATTCGCGCCCCTCTCGGTGCTGGTCGTCGATAGCGTGCTCGATCGTGGCGATTCGCAATTCATGCTCGCTGACTTTGACCGTGAGATCGGCGCGCACCTGTTGAATATCCGACCGAAGGCTCAAATAGCTCGTGATCGCTCCCCCGCCGATGGTCACCAAAATGACAGCGGCCTGAAGCAAGTGCCCGAAATTAATCTCCGGGCTAAACCTTGGCCATAGTCGCTTGTCGTCGGTCATCTTCCCCGCCCGACGATTCTGATGCCGCCAGGGCCGAAGCTCAGCGTCTTGGTCTCGCCGCCGACGTGCAAGCTGCATTCGCCAGTGGTCTCGTCAGCGGTGACGATCTCGCCCGGGACATCGGTGTAGTTGTCGGTGCGCACGATCTTCCAACGGCGTTTGTCTTCGCTGCTGTGCCAGGATTCGAGCTTCAAGGGCGCCTCTCTCTCACGGGTGGCTGCGGTAAATTGCAGACGAACGTTTCGCTCACTGCGATCCGGCGAGGGTCCAGGCGAGGTTTGCCAACGTCGCATCCGGCGACGCCGGCGCCACCACGGTCAAAACGTCGCCCGCCATGAAGGATGTCGCCGAAGCCATCGCAAAGGCCGCCGTTGTCGCCGAGGCCGCAAACACCATAGTTCCGATATTCGCGCCGTTCTTCTTGATGCTGTAGGTCGTGGTCGCTGTGGCGGCTACGCCGGCTGTCCCCTGGCTGCCGGTTAGCCCGGCGGGGAACATGACGGTCCCAGCGAACACATACCGCTGGACAACGAGATTGGCGGTGGTCGTGCCGGCATAGGAGCCCGACACGGTCGTCGAGACCACGGCTTTGCCCGAGCCCGTCACCGTGTAGGTATAAGGCAGCACCTCTGAGAGGTTCTGCAGGGCCCCGCCTACGATATTGAACGACAGGAATTTCAGAAATATGGTCTGGCCGATCAGCGTACCGGGATAGGGGAAGCGATCGACCGACTGGTCTATCCGCGCGAATTGCGTCCCGGCCGAATGACTCGCCGAAGTTGTGCCATAGGCACCGCGGTAAAGTGTCGTCAGATTATAATGATAGGCGCTCGTCAGGTTCGCGACCTGATAGGCGAAGAGCTCACCGCCCATATAGCACAGGGTGACGAGGTTCGCCGCGTCCGTGGCCGAGACGGAGAACAGCTGGCCGCGACTTTCGCTGACATCCACCGAGCAGGTGTCGGTGATGTCGGGGCTGCCGCCGCTGTCGCCGATCGTCGCGGTCAACACCCCCTGCGTCGCCGGGCCAGAGATTGTACCCGCAAACGCATAAGAATTGCCGTCGCTCGAGATCCAGACCTGTGCGCCGCCCCAGCTCGGACCGCCCGACAAGGCGATCCAGATTTCGAGATCGCCCGACAGTAATGCTGCCGGCGGCTCGAAGATCAGCGGTGTGTTGACGTTGCCCGGTGCCCCGCTCCAGTTCGGCACGAAACCGCCGACCGCACCGCCGCCCGCCTGCCTCACGGCCGGGGCTGCAGTGCCACCGCCCATCCCGAGGATCGACGGCGAGGCGGATGGCGAATAATTGGCCGGCGGGTAGAGGACCGTCGGCGAATAGTCACCAAAGAAGTCCTCGGCGGTGATCGACAGCATGCCTTCGTCGTCTTCCTCGACAGCCGTGATCCGCACCGTCAGCGCACTGGCACCCAGCCGTGAATCGGTAATCTGTACCAGATCCATCGGCTCCAACAGAATGTATTTCCAGCCGAGTCGGAACGTGTAGGTATTGCGGTAGAGGAGCTGGCGCTGCAACAGCAGTTGAGCGACCATCCCACCGACATAAAGCGGGTCGGCGATCAGCCGCGCCTTAGTACTGGTATCGCGGCGCACCCCGTAGAGATCGATCGAGCCTTGGTCGAATGCCTCGGCGATCGCCGTATTATAGTTGTTCTGTCGGTCGAGGCACTCGACCTCTATCATGTTGTTGGCGTCAGCTGGAGTCGAGCGCACGATGTGCAGCGGATCGTCCATGAAACCGCCAGTAATCGGCGTCGCGCCGGAACGCAACGCGGGCCCCCCAGGCGTGACCCCGAGATTGATGCCGACACTCGATTGCTGAACGATGTAGTCATCCTCACCGAGACTGTAGACTGGCATCGTGTTGGGCATGAAATTGCTGGTCGTCGTCGCGCCGACCCCGACCGCGGAGATTCCGCCGCCGCCTGCTAGGCCGATTGTGGTATTGCCGGTCGGATGCGCCTGAATTATCATCACCCCATCGAGACCGGCACCGGACGCGAGAATGCCGAACCCGGTGACGTTGGCGTCGCCGTTGACGGCTTGCGCAAGTCCCGCCATTGCCCCAGGCATCTGCAAATTTGCCGGCGTCGTATAGGAGACCGTATAGGGGGAGCCGCCATTGAGGGCGGCGTCGGTAAAGGTCAAGCTGATCGTGTCGCCGCCGGCCTGAGTCGGGGCTCCACCGAAGCTTACCAAGGTGAAGGCGTTGGTGACCGAATGGTCGCCATAAGGGATGATTTTTAACTGCGCGCCGGACCACACAATCGCGCTGTTGGTCACTTTCGTGATGTCGGCGAGCGATTGCTGCGCCTCTTGCTGCTGGTCGAGCAGCGGCGACAGAAACAGGCCGAGAGCCGCGCAATAGCTCGCGTAGGACGAAGCGGCGCCAGATGTCATCGCCGGGTCGAGGTTGGCTGACGGGAAATTCGCCCCGTAGCGCGGGTTGGTCAGAAAATCGCTGACGATCTGCGCCGGGTTGGCGTCATAACCGTTGGGCGAAGCGGCCGATATGCCGGAACCGACACCAAACACCTCAAAATTGAAATTCGGCAGGGTAGCGGTGTTGCCGAGCTGATAATTGGCGAAGACGATGTTTGCGGTGCCGGAATAGCCGATCGCCTTAGAGGGATGGGTGCTTGCCCAATAGGGGTCGATCGCCTGCCCGTCGGTGCCAAAATTGATGCTCGAAATGCTCTGAAGCCCGGTGACGACGCCGATGTTCTTGTCCCACCAGGCTAGACCGAAACCGGTAATCGGCCCCTGGCAGACTCCCATGATAAACGAGGCCGAATACATGTACTGCTGGCCACCGCCTTTACCGCCCCCGCCGCCTTTGCCTTTGCCTCCGGTCTGCTTGCTGGGAGTCGCGGTGAAATCATCATAGTCGAGCAGGTTCGGGCTAACTTTGGTTGTGCCGTAGATCAGCGGGATGACGCCGCCCGCCTGAGAAGTCTGGAACTGCAACGAGCCGACGGCGTGCTGCTGCTTGGCGTTAGAGCCACCGCCAACAATGCCGCCCATCAGACAAACGGATCAAAAAAACGCACTGGCCGCCCCGTCAGCTGCGGCTGCGTCGCGTCGGCGTATAGCACGCCGGCATTGTACCAAGCGTGGATGACGCGAGGCCATTCAATGACTATCGCTCCGTGAGCGAAGCAACGGCCGAATTTGAAGAGTGCAATGTCACCCGGCTGTGGCGGCCCCTCGATCTCACACGCGTATTGCATCATGCCTTCGAGATAGCGCTCGGCGTCGCGATGGAGATGCCAGTCAGGCGAATAGAAGGGGACTTCGATTTCCGGAACGACGTCTGCCGCTTCATAGATCTCGGCGAGCATCATCAGGCAATCAGTTCCGGCACCCTTGACCCGGCCCATGTGATGATAGGGCGTGCCCAACCACCCCCGGGCCTCCTCGATGACCAGAAGCCGCCGCGGATCAGTCATACGGCGGTCTCCGGGGTCGGGATGTACGGAAAACCGCCAAAATGGATGCCGTTGTTGAAGACGTTAGTACAGGTTGCGAGCGTGCGATCGCAACCCGGAAGGAGCTGGAATTGATCGCCGGCGACTACGGGTGACAGAAAGGCGAGCTTAACGGTAACGGCGCCGCCGCTGACAAACGACGATATCGTGCGGCTGTAGCCGGTATTGCCGCCAGTGACGCCAATGATCGTCCCTTGCGCGTAGGGCGTGGTCGTCGTTGGTGCCCCCTGAATGATGGTCGTTGTCGATCCGCTGCCGGCCGATAATGTTGCAGCGAGACTTGACCGGTTGAACAGGCACATCGCATCGCCGAAGATATGGGTACAGCTCGATTGCCACAGTCGGCGCGGCATCTGGATGTTGAGCAGTTCGAGGTGTGAGCGGCATTTCATGTCGATGCCGGTACGGCTGCAATCGATGTCGGAGATGCGTCCGGAAAACAGGATCACCGTCCCGGCGCTGGTGTCGCCGTAACCGCCTCCGGCAGCACCCATAAAGGCGCGCTCCAACTGCAACAAAGCACCGTCGAATTGTCCTTGCCACGCGGCCTCGAGGAACGGTGTCGAGCCGACGAGGTCCGTCACCTCCGGGTGGATCTTGATGTCGAGCTCGTCGACCTGGGTGCCGATCACGACCTTGGTCTTTGAGCGTTCGAATTTCGGTCCGGCCGTGAAGAGGTACCCATTGGCGACGATCGGCGTCGGCGCCGCCGAGTAACGCAGGATCGTCGTGCCGCCGACCAGAGTGAAGGTGTAGAGGTCGGCCATAATAAATCGCTCGCCGCTGTTGAGCAGCGCAATCAGAGCGGCCGAAGCAAGCCTCACGACCGCACCGAGATGAAGGTCAGCTTTTTGAGCTGCCACAGCTGAAACATGAAATTCTCGAACGCGTAGCTGTCGTCAATGAACCGGCACCGAAAGTAATAGCTGTAGTCGGCGGTGATGATCAGCCCACTGCCCGGTGCCGTGCTGAATGTCACCAATCCCGTGTTCGGATCTACGCCGTAGCTCCCCGGGCTTTGGGTAATGCCGTCGAGGTAGACCGCAGTAACGAGGTTGGGTGCTACGATTGGCTCAAGAAAGCCACCGCCCGGCAGTGTCGCGCCCATCGCCCGTTGCAGCTGGAAGACGGTCGTGCTGGCGTTGCCGACACCGATTTGCTGCCCAGCGACCTGATCATCGCTCGGGTCGCGAAACAGGAATGTGCCGAAGGCACCCTGGCAGAGCATGAAGAACCCCATTAGGGTTCTCAACTCGTCGTAGCCCGCTGCCGGGTTGTCACGAAGTAAATCAAAAACCAGCGTGAACTGCCAAAGCGGATACGGATAATCGAGCGCTCGCAACTCCCGCCCCGACACCGCTCTCTGGATGCGGGTCTGAAAGGTCGGAGTCTTGGTGACGCTCCAGGCGAGACCAGCCAGCGACGGGAAAACTCCTATGTCCGCCATCAGCTCGTCCGCAGCATCGATCCGTTGCGCATCGCGTTGTTGATCGCCGCAACAAGCGCGCTGCCGTTGCTGCGAAAAAACCGTGCCACGTCCTGGCTATCCATCGCTGAAACACCAAAGTTCACGACGACGGGAGCGCTCCCGCCACTGGCATTGGTGCCATTGGGCGCGGCAATCAAGCTTTGCAAACCTTGAGAGATATTTGCGGGCAGCACCATCTCATTGCTGTGCAGCTGCGCGAGCACGCCTCCCGGCCCGAGGCTCGGGACTGCCCACCCACCTTGCGCGCTCGGCACGATGCCTCCATGCTCAAAGCCGAACAGAGTCCCGATTCCTTTGAAGAGGCTGCCAAGGATTCCAGCGGAGCCGAACAGGCTGCCGAGCCCCGAGCTATCGGCGATGCCGCCGCCCAGCACCTCCTCGCCAGCACCGATGAGACCCCCCGAGAAGTCCTGATTTCCGCCGCCTGCGAGGCTTGCGCCAAAGAATTTCCCAATTTGGCCAAAAACACCTTTCACTGCCGAGTTGACGAATTCGGCAATGATTGATTGAGCGAGGTTGGCCAACGCCTTCTGCACCGTCGTCGTCCCCAGGATAATGCCGGTAACAGAAGTATCGATCGCGCGCTCGACCGGGGCAACCAAGTCGTCCCACGCTTTTTTGTTTGCTTCTGCCAGCTTGGTATCGAGCGCTTGGACCTCTCCGACATACTTCTCGTACGCGAGTTCCTGCTCCTCGATCAGCTTTTGCTGTGTGCGGACATCGTTCTGCGCGGCGTCGAGTTTCTTTTCGTAATAGGCCTGATCGTAAGACCATTTGAGATCGAGGAGGTCTTGTTCCTGCCGGACCTGTTGCGTAGCCGAAATTTGGCCTAGCGCGGCCTCGTCATCGATCGCCGCTTTGTAGTTGGCGAATTTCGCATCCGTGACCTTTTGATCCGCCTTGAGCTGGTCAAGCTGGTCTCGTTCGCCTTGCACGGCGAGTTGCTTTTCAAGTTCATAAATGTTGCGCTCGACCGCTAAGTGGGCATTCGATCCGGCTTCGGTCAGAGCCAGCTTGGCCTGCCAAAACGCCAGCTCTTCGTTCTTTGACTGGCCGAAGAAGCTTTGCTCGGCCAGCAGCTGCTCCTGCAGCTGCGCACGCCACGCCGACACGGTGTCGGAACCGGCCCCGCTACGACGAGCGGGGGTCTCGCTCGATCGCGTAGCTCCGTCAAAACGGGCATCCCCTAAGACAGGAGTCGGCATCATGCCGTCACCGACCGACCCAGCGAGGTTTGCGGCTTTGGACTGCAGCGCGCCAATGCTCGAGCCGACCTGTACGGCAGCAGTGTTGATCTGCGATTGCGCCTGCTGAGCGGCGGCACCCAGCGCTGCGAACTGGGTCCGCATCGCATCAGTGGCTATCTGAACGGAATTTGACGCAGCCGCCATTCCCGATTGGAGATCGTCGGTTTGGGCGCTGATGACGACGCTGGCTTCAATGTCGGCCATGATAGCCTCTCAATGAGGTGAGCGCTTGAGGCTGCTCATTACCTGCCGCTACCGGCGCGTTGCGAACGCTAATCTCGACTTCTTGCTCTGCTCCGAAGCTCAGCAAAATCAAGTACCACCCCTGGCAGTCCGGCATGAATGTCGCCCGTGCCAAAGCCTGGGCCGAGTTCGGCGAGGATCCCTGGTATATCAGTGCAGCTCGCGCGGCCTGGCCCCGCGCCGGCCGATAGCATCCGCTTCGGCTGCTGTTTGCCGATGCCGAGATACGCCCCGACCAGGATATGAACTGGCGGATGCTCGACCCAATATGCCGTGAGCTCTTCGAAATCGAAGAGCGTCATCTGATCGATTACGGAGTAACTGTAGCCACAGGCGGTGGCGAGGAGGCCGTAGATATGTCCCCAGCCGTCCTCGCGTCCTGGCCCGGGTCCGATGGTGGTTTCGCGATCGTCGAGCCTGCCCCCGGGACGGTCCCGGGGGCCGCCACTTCCCCCACGCGGTTATCACGCAGCTTTAACCCCGAACCGGTGAGAACCGCATTCAGCACGGCACTGGCGTTACCAAGATCGAGCAGGTTCTCGACCATGTCAGCCGTTACCTCCGGATAATTGCGTTGCAGTGCCGCGGCGACAATCTCGACGAGCACGCTGATCTGGGTCTCGCCCATTGACGCGCCGATCTCGGTCAATTGCCGCACCTTCGGCATCAACCGGCGGAGCTGGCCGAGAGTCAGCGGTGGAACCAGCCAATCCCGGCCGCCCATCGTAATCGTCACCCCGGGAAGCATTACTCTACCGTACTCAGATAGCCGATCGTTCCGGAAGCATCAGCGAAGGCCGAGAAATCGAGTTCGTGAATCATCCAGTCGTCGATCTTCGTCGGCAGCGTCAATTTGTCGGCCATGCAGGCGTTGAGACGCAGGGCCATCCCGCTGCCGGCATAGTTGGTATAGAAAGTCGCCTTGAAAGTCGGCGTGGTCCCCATCACCTGGTTCGTGATCGTGAGCTTGCTGCCTGACGTCGTCAGATTGTAAGTATATGAGATCAAAACGGCCGCGTTCGCATCGGCGGATGAAAAAGTATAGATGCCTGTGGCGAAGTTCACAGAATACTGACCGGCTGCAGAAGGGGTCGACACGCGGTTGAAACGCTTGCCGCTGACGGCGTAGACAACGCCAAGGTCGTCGTTGTAATTAGTCGCATTAGCGACAGTTACTGTGTAAGGCGTAGCAGCCGGGATGCTGGCGGCCTCGAGCTGCGACACCGCAAATTGGCCGGTTGCCGGGGTAAGGCCAAAAAAGATGTCGGAATATAGCAATCCGAGGATCTGGGCGAATTTTGCCTTACCGGTGATCTTGCCCTGTCCGCGCGCGATCGCCACGGGGAACTGAAGCTGCCCGTACAGCGGCTTATCGGTCCAATCGAAATCGATCTGGATATCCTGGAGCACGCCGAACTGGCGCGGGCCAATCCCGGACCCAGTCACGTCGGTGCGTTCGCCCCAGACCGCGCCCGAGCCGAAGCTCAACTGCATGTCAGATACTCCCTTTTCAACAGCCGCTTCAGCGCCTCTTTAGCGGCAAATGCGGCATTCCAGGCCTGCGTGTCGCGCGCGATCGCCGAGCCCGGGAAATGGTCTTGCCACCAGCGCTCGATCAGCTGATCGATCGAAAAAGTCCTGTTATTCGAGGTGGTCGGGCTTCCTGCATGACCCTCAGGAAACACTGCGCTCCCGTCTGAATCTTCCACGGACATCGGGATACTCCTACGAGCACGATTCGTTCGTTTGGCGTCGTGCCGCGCGGTCAGACGCACAGAATCTCGACCGGGACGATCGCGATCGCCTGGTCGCCGAGAACGCCCTCGTCGGTTTCGACCTTTCCGGCGATGTAGGCGTGCTGCACCATTGCGGGCAATCCGAGGTTCTGAACGCCTGTCGCCGGCGATGGCGCCAGCGCAGCTTCGAGCGCGTCGAGCAGGGGGTTCAGAAGCATTGCGGGCGCCAAATAGGGGTCGCTTGAATGAACATAAACATAAAAATCGGCGTAGAGCGTCCATGCGATCGGCGCCCCCAGCGCCTTGGTCACGGCGTGCCCGCCCTTTTCGCTCATAAACAATGCGGGCTGCTCGGCCGGGGCCACGTCGGCCCAATGTCGCAGCCGCCGGTTCGCGGTGGCGAAGCTCGCTGCACCAGCCCCAAGCGCCCACAGCGCGGCATAGACCGACTCGCGCACGATCATCGGCCGCTCTCCGGCCGCGGGAGGCCTCGATCCCACACAGTCATCAAGATACCGCTTCGGCCAGAGCCGCCTCCACCCCGTCGCGGATTGCCGGTCTCATGTCCTCAAGCGCCGAGCGCAGGAAAGAGCGTTGAGGGAGATCCATACGGCGATCGTGCGCCCGCACATTGATCGTCTTCTCGGCGATCGGCCGACCGAAGGCTTCCGTGATGCGCCGGAGGCTCGCTCTGACGCTCACCGTTCCTGCAAAACCGTATTCTTGCACGCCGGCATATCGGTTGTCTGTAAAGACGCTCGCAGTGATGGCACCGCCGCTCTGGTCGACGCGCAAGTCGATGCTCGACCGCAGTGATCCGGTACGGCTCCTGAGCACCTGCCCGCTGAGCTTGTCTTGCTGCACGTCGCGCTGAAGCTCGATCCCCAGCTGCGTGATCGCGCGCTGCAGCCCCGAATTGATTGCGCCAGGCAGGGTACGCAGTTGCTCCATCACCTGCTGGTCGCCAACGAGATACGCGGTGATCACACGGCACCCGCGAGAGTGGCAGTGTCTGTTTGGGTCGGCGCCGGCATCAGGAATCCGGCCACCGGCGCAACGATGCGGTATTGTTGTATTAGTGTCTTTATCGAGTCGCTCATATCTTTTTGCGAGTACGACACGGTCTCCCCGCCACCGATCGCCCGCGCGACCTCGCCAATGCGGCTGCGCTCGCGGTAACGCAACGCCACGAGTTCGATGCAGGCTTGAGCCAACTCGGGTGGTGTCACTACATAGCCGGCGGTATATTGCACGGTCACGCATCCCGCCTTTCGAGGTACTACGTATCCCCTGATAACGAACTGTGTCGGTGTAAAGAAATACCCCGATTGGGACGCCAACGTGCTGACCACACCGACGCCGGCCGGCGCCGGTGGGGAAGCGAGGATTGGCGGGATAGTCAAGCCATCCACGACGACGAGATTGACGGCGGTTACCGGAAATGCTGCGAATTGGTATCGTACGTCGTACGGGCCAAGGGGGCCACCTAAACCATCTCGAATCTCGATCCAATCCTGCGAGGCGATCTGCCGATTCAACCAAGTTTGAATAAATTGACTCGCTGCCGTGATCAGTCGCGTCAACAGCGCGTCGTCGGTAGCGGGAAATGCACTTTGCCCAGTCTGCAGCCACGCCTTGACATCGGCAAGGGTAGTCAGATCGCCAAAGCTTGCCCCAGACGAAGCAACATTGCCCATTACGCGTGTCCTGGCTCGTGATCCGCCGCCCTGGCCACGGCACCCCAGATACGAGCGATCGGGGTCGCATTCTTGGCGATGTCACCGAGCGTAGACATCGCCACCTCCGCGCCGTAGCCAGCAGCAAGGTTGATGACCAGAATATTGGCGAGCCCTTCGATCGCCGCCGATACGCCGAAACGCTGGGCCGCAGAAAAGAACGCGCGGTTGATCTCCTGCATCGCCTTGACCACTGGATCATCGGCGGTGATCAAGGTGGTCATGGTGTCGTCGGTAGTCATCGCGTCACCGCCCGGCCACGTGATCGTCCAGCGCCAGCACAGTCCGGTTGCGGTCGTGGATGACATAGCCGCCATTGTGGAGTAAGGGAACGGCGACGTCGCGCGGTACCAGCACGACCCCGTCGAGGTCGTGCGGGTACCGCTTTGTCCCGTGCCCAACGGCGTCCCACACCGGGAACACGGCCCGTAATGCGACTAGATCAGACACGGAGGTATCCCTTCAGCCCAAATCAGAGATTGTCAGAGCGCTGCTCAGCCGTTGCCGATGTTGCAAATCACACCCATTGCGAACGGCGCATACACGGCGAGCACCTCTTCGGCATAGACACCGACCTGGCGCTGGCGGGTGACGAGTGGCCAGTCGATCTGGTAGTAGTCTTGCCGGGTCTTGATCTCAGCGACGTTCGGCACTTCGTTCGACTGGTATTGGATCGGCAAGTTCTCGGCCCAACCGATAATCGTGCCCGGCGGTACGCGGGGGTGGATCTTGATCGGGATCCGAAGGCCGCCATCGATCGCGAAGGGATTATAGTAGAACTGCACTACTCCGGACGCTGTAACATGATATTCGCCCTGGCTCCCGTCCGCTGGTGAGTCGTAGCGCAGCAACGGTCCCGATGCGTTCGACAGGACTTTGCTGGTGATGTTCTTCAGTTCTTGGGAGTTGACATAGAGGACGGTCGGCGAAAGCTCGAAATTGTCCCACATCTTCTGAAACATCGTGTCGATTTCGACGACCGAGCCACGACCGGACGAGGTCAGTGGCGTCCCGGTGCCCGCAATGCCGGTCGGCATGATATTTACATAGGCATTCGACCCTGGCATGAGCGCGGTGGTCAACAGCCCGTCATACGCAAAGCTGGAATTGGCTGAATTGTCCGCGGTAATCGCGGTCTGTGACTGGTTGCCGGTGCTGAGCGGGACACTGACGGCAAGACTGTTGATTGTCGTGATCGCTTGCAAGGTTTCGGCGCCACTCGCGTTCGAGATATACCACGCGTAAGCAACGGCACCCTGCATCGCCGCGACGCTGCAGAACAGTGTCTGGCCTAGCGTCACCGCCTGGCTCGCCTCGGCACTGATGTTCGACGAGCCGCCGAACAGCATATAGCCCTTCCCATCCGCTCCTGTGACGTTTTTCGAGGTGGCGACACCGTTCAGGATGGTGGAGCTCTGGTATCCTTCTAGGGTCAGGCCGACAACCTTGACGTAATAGGTCCCCGTCGGCAGTGTCGCGCCGCTGCCCGATGCTGACAACGTCGGGGTCGCCGGCGTGCCGAGCATCAATGTGGCGTTGCCGGCGAGGATTGCCATCTCCTCCTTGAGCATCATTTTTTGCAGAAGGCGGAAGGTCATTCGCGCCTGAATATCCTCGAACTGGCGACCGGCCGAGATTGCTTCGAAGGTCGCTGCGTCCTCCTCGCCGATTGTCACGTAAGTGGCTGATTTGTTCGAGGTCGAATAGGACATCTGCCCTGAGCGCTGGCCCTCGGGAACCCATCCCATCGCGTCGAAGCCGGAGCCCATAATTGTGTTGACTTGGCGCCAGTTTGTGGCTGAGCCCGTGCCGCCGCCGACGCGTGGCATCACGTTCCTGATCGGGGTCACGAAGGGATAGAGGTTCTTGGCCGGCGCCTGCAGGTCGTAGGCAAGCAGACCCGTTGCGGTCGAGATCGACTTGGCAAGCGCGTCGCTTGGTTTGGCCAAAGCCCCTTTCAGAAGCTCCAGCGATTCCTGGGTGATCGGATTCATCGAAAAGTCCTCCCAAAAGGGGGGCAACGAAAAAGCCCGGCTAGGGCCGGGCTTGGCGACGGCTTCGAGGCTGTTGTGCAAAGCGGATGCTTGCACTTTCGCCGTTGGACGAAGCTAAGCTTCGCCACGAAACCGGATGGCGTATCTTATGCTGGGAACTACGTTCGTAGCTCTATGCGTGCCGACCGCGGGGAATAAACCGCACCGCTCCGGCAGGCGTCAGCGTTCACCCGCGGTTACGCCGAGCACTCGAATTGGATTGGCGTAGCTCGCCTTGATCAAGGTAAGCGTCTGTTCTTCCTTGCTCATCTTGGCAAGTGCAGACGCAATCGCCTCCGGCGAGAGTTGGTTGTCGCCCGTAAGACCGGTGCTGCCGCTGTCCTGCTCCTTCGACACCGAGAGGCTGCCTCGGGCAATCGTCAGCGGCGGAAGCGGTGTGCGGGCGATGTCGTCGACCCGTTTCGACAACCGGTCGAGCAACGGTACCATTTCCCCGAGGGTCTTGACCAATGTTGCTTTTTCGGCGCGCTCGTCGGCCAGCACCTTGGCGAAGTCTTCCGACCGCACAGCTTTGACGGTATCGAATTCGGTGCCCTGATGTTCCTCCTCGCCGACCCCCGGAGCTTCGCATATGGCGCCCGCTGCGACCAAGTGATCGTGCGCCGCGCGCAGGTGCCCCATGGTTTCGCCGGAGTGGCGCGCGCCCTCCCTGGCGATATCTTGGGTCTTGGCGTTTCCCTCGGAAGAGGGTTCTGGCTCAGAATTCGGAAGCGGCCGAGAGCACGCCATCCCGCCGGTCAGCTTACTGACGCATTCGTGAGCGATATCCATCAAGTTCTGATGTGCGCTACCGCGCTGACCATGCGGCGCCGCACCCCCGTCGAGCCCTTTTGACCTATCCACCGTAGCATTGTCGCCAGGGCGAAAGTCGGATGCCGGCGGATCTATCTGCGGCACCACCTCCTCAATATTGTGCGCCGTGTCAACGGTCGAGACCTCTGACGGGGTGGCGCCAGCCTCGCACAGATGGTCGCGCGCTTTGGACATATGAGACATCTGCTCGGCGGACAGGCCGTCGATCTGCAGGCATTTGTCGCAAGCGTAACGGGCCATGTCCACCAGGGCCTGATCGCCTTGCGAATGCTTGGCCTCAGCAACGAGATCGGCAGCGAGCTTCTGCATGTTGGGCTTCCCGGTTTTGAGGAGAGCCGCGATGCGCGCTGCTCCGCGCACGCCGGCGGCCATTGCGAGCAATTCGGACGCGTTCAGCAGAGCAGATCCGTCGTCGAGTTGCGTGTCGTTCAGGATCTCGTCCGTTTCCTCGGAGAGCAGCGCATTGAGAAGGCCACAAAGCTCGGTGACGATCGCCCTTAGGGGACCCGGCTGCAGTGACTCGTCGGGCTCCATCGCCGCCTCGACCTCGAGCACGTCCTGAAGCCAGTCGAGTTCGAGGATGATTCGCGCTATGTGGCCAACATCCCAAAGCGCCTTGGTTAGCGCTGCACGCGAAGCCTTCTCGCCGTCGGCGGCCGAAGGCGGACCCTCGGGATCGATCTTTTCTTTCCAGGCAGCGATTATGGCGGCTTTGATCCGCTTAACCTGGTCGGCGGTGTACCGTCGCGCATTGCCGGGCCTATTGATGTAGCTCCAGGCGGCGCGGATGTGACGCTCGGTGTCAATCGGGTAGCGCAGCTTGCCGTCCGACTGATAGCCGGGATCGGCGTAATCCGCCGGGTTGCGATCTCCGAGCGAACTCGCGGGTGCGTTGATCTTCCTCCGGGCATCGGTCTTGGCGAGTGCCCCTTCGGCTGTCTCGATCGCCCTTTTTGCTGCGTCGATCGCGGCTTCGGTTGCGTCGGCACTCTCGGTTTCTCCCCTGCCCGCCGACGGAGGTTCGAGAGCTGCTGGCCCTGACGGCGACAACCGAAAGCCTGCGTCCCCGAGCGCCGTTTTTTCGAGACATTTAACCGCTTCGCCCTTGGCTCGATGATGGTGGTCTGGCACGCCGCAAGCCCAGATCTGGATCGGAGGGTTGAATGGCCGACGTGAAGGCGTCACCTGCATATCGGACGCGGCTGAGGCTTTCCAGCAATCAAAAACGGCTTCGGGGTTTGCCGGGCGATCGACCAGCGAGATTTCGTTGAGGACAATACCGGTGATCGCCTTGGGGTTGCCGGGCTCGCGCTGCGTGACCCGGCCGCCGATCGAAAAGCCGCGATAGACTTGGTTTCTGACTTTGGTGATCGCGATCGGGTCGACGACATGGGCGACGATCCGCGTCGCCCCATCGTCACCGACCTCGGCTTCGAGCGTCGTCCCAGCCGCCGATAGCTGGTGCATCTCGCGCAGTGCCGGAAAATGCATGTAGTCCGGGATTGCCGCGCGCATCGCGTCAGCCCTAACGATCTCACCCTGGTCGTCCACTACCTCCGACGACGCGATTCCGTGTACCCGCACGGTTCCATCGTCTTGAGGCTCGACCTTCTGGATTGCGCCATAGAGCCGCATGATCAACATCCCGCCAATGAGCCGCGCGAATGGGTCCGGTAGCTGGTCATTTTCTCGGCGGCTCCCGGCAAAGCGATCCCGAATCAAATCCCCGATCGCCGGAGGTAACAGTCGCTGGCTGCGAAAGCGTCGGGAGCGGTCGGCCTATCGCGTGTGCCAGTATCTCGATCGCTTCAAATACCTGGCTCGCGGCCGCCGAATTGTCCGGAACGAGAATTTTGACCGCCGCGGCGGCAGCTCCCGCCCAGACTGGGTCACCCGTAGCGAAATAGCAAACGGAGCCGGCGAGGATGCCGAAGCCGATGACTGTGCTGGGCTGGGGTGGCCATCGAAACGCTGTCTTCTGGAACATATGTCTGTTACTCGATCAATTCATCGCACTGACTTCAAACCAAGTGGCAACTACGTCATTAGGAGCGCCCGTGGTGTAGGACGAGCCCGTCAGGGCAATGACAATAGCTTCCGCCTCGACTGCTGTCGGAAAGACCGGCAAGCCGATCCCGCCATGAATGCCGCCGAGGATCACCGTACCTTGTGCGTACTGCGTGTTAGAGTCGGGAGCACCGTATTTGAGAACGTTGGCTGTCAACTGCCAGCCGACGTTGCTGTTTGGTATCGTCCCGTTGACCCAGGGACCCGTGTCTGCGATCACGTTGCCGCCAGTAACCACTCCGACGGAGATCGTGGCATTGCACCACAACTTGACGCGCTTGTCGTTTGTCGTGGCTCCAGTGGTACCCTGGGCGGCGATGCAGAGCCCACGGCCGGCAACATCAAAGCTCGATGCCGGCAGGGTATAGCTCGCCAGCACGTCGTCGGTGGTATCGGCATTATTGCCGGCGAGTGGGTTGCCGATCTGCCGGTTCAGATTGCCGTCCCCGAGAATAGTACCGGTCCCGCTGCCAAAATAGGTCAGCATGTTAGAGGGCACGACACCGACCCCTGGAACGACGCCGTCGAGCACGCAGATCGCGGCACCGGTCGCTGCCGCAAGGCAGGTCCAGGCACGGCTAGCGGAAATGTTGAGCCAGCGGGAGCCAACCGAATAATCCTGCGTGCTATCGTCGGAAGCACCCGGATCGGTCGTCGCCGAAAGGTTGTCATACGCCGGCAGCATGATGCAGCCGCTACGGATCAGATCGATTACATCGCCGGTCGCTGCCGCAGGGATGACACCCTTCGCGTCCGCCGTGTACGAGGCTCCCGATGTCTGGTACCGCGCGTAAGCGGCGGGTGCGAACAGCCTTGTGGTCATGGCCGAGTTCTCCTGACTGTCACGGACCCGGGGGTTTGCACAAGACCGTAGCGTTGAGCTTGAGGATGCGGCCGTCGCTTAAGGCAGCTGAGGCTTCGAGGATATAGGTGCCGCCGGCCGCGCTGGTCGGCATGCCGCCGATCGAGGCGACCGAGAAGAAGCCGGTCCGCGTCTGCAGCGACCCATCGGCCGGAGCGCGCAGCTGTATCGCTGTCTGGGTCGAGACCGACAATACTCGAGACTGCGGCGCCGGGTCGGTGGCCGTCTGGAAGGGAGCCAGCGCGCAGGTCCAACTCGTCGAAACCATCGTCGCTACACCCATATCCGCGGTAAAATCGAAAGCGAAGTTATCGATCTCGCCGATCTCGATTGGATCGAAAGGGGTTGCCAAGCGCATAGCCGACTTCCTCATTGGCCTCTAGGCGGGGGGCTGCTGCAGGAAACCGCGAAGCAGCTCTGGTCGCGGGGCAAGGCCGGCAAGACTGTCAGCGTGAAGAACGCCAAGCTAGCTGGCGGTTTTCACGGCAGGAACGGTACCGCTTTTTGCAAGAGCATTGACAGAATCAAGCCACCGACTGCGTTGCAAGGTGCATTTGGTCCTTGCGTAGCGGACACCAAGAGCCGATTGGCCTCGATCAATGAGGCCAAGCCGGGCTTTGGTGCGGTCTCGACCGCATCGGCAACGGGAGCCAGAGCGATCCAGCACGCCGCTCCTTGAGGGTCACCACCTTGGGTCGCGACCTGTGCCGCGTTAGTCAAATCAGCGGCCGCGAGTTTGCCGACCTCGGCACATCCTGATAGCGCCAACAGCGCTGTAAATACGTAAGGAACAGAGGATCGCCTATGCATTGCTTTAGCCTTTTTCACAGATCGGTCCAACCGGCATCACACCGCCGCACGACCGAATGGTGCAGCTGGGCGAGGTCGAGTTTTACAGCCGTTTGAGAATACGCAGGCGGCCCGGTGTGACGAGAAGCCGACGTTTGCCCGACGACGCCAGTGACACGAACAGTGTGTCCGGCAGCGCTGACCATTCGATCGGCAAGAACGCATCGGCGCTGAGCGGAACTACGGTCGCACCTAGCCATTCTACCTGTCCTGGCGCGTTGAGGCCGACGATAGCAGCGAACTCACTGGCCACCGGGATATCCCGAAGCGACCACGTCAGCCATTCAGTAGCGACACGCTGATCAGCAATAGCTTCTACCACCCACCCGACGCGGCCGGCCGTATCGCACGCGACCCCGCCACTGAGCTCAAGCAGAAAGGCGAGAGGGCAGCCCAGCATAGCCACCGATTCCAATCGTATTCCAAGGTCACGGCTTGCGGCTGCGAGAGACTCGAAGGGCAGCCAGCCATCGGGCCGGCTCCTTGCCAGCATCTCCGTTGAAAGACCCGCGTTGTTTTGGGCGGTAGCTACAGACTCGCATAATGAGGGCGGATCGTTACGCTCTGTTGCGAGGAACTCGAGCTGGGTCTCTGCCTCGGCTATTTGGCTCGCCAGAAACTCGACCGGGTTAGGTGCATCCGCAATGACAGTCGTCGTGCTGCTGGGCGTGTAGGTGATGACGATGATGCCCTGCGCGCC